CTGCCGCGACTGTCTTTGTAATAGAACAAGTAACGTGCAGGATATTCCCTGAACTCTCGTCTACCATTTACACGTTCTACAACATGAATAATATCTTTGTCTCTATCAATTAGTGCGTCTACATACATTAACTAACAAATGCCTTTTCTTGTACAAATGTACCTTGTGTACGTTTATTACCTTCACTGAATCCTAGTGCAGTGAAGTGTTCTTTTAAGTCGTTGTTAAAGTCCATACTTCCACATAACATTATACGCTGATATTCGGGATTGTCAATCTTAACAGTGCCGTCTGCCATAAACTTTTGAATACGTCCTTGCAGTTCAGCAGGTTCTTGTGTTACTGTGCTGATATATTCAATTGGCATTTCATTCAAGAAGTCTCGATAGCAGTCTTGTTCTGCATGTGTTCTAGTGGTCCATGTTACAGTAATATTTTCAAACAAGTCATATGTTTCTGGTTCACGCAACAAACTAATAAAAGGTGCAATGCCTGTACCACTAGCCATCATTACCAAGTGTCCGCCTAGTTCTAAGTTGGCAAGTATCAGTGTTCCTGTTGGTTTATCACTTACTAATATTTCATCTCCAACTTTTACATGTTGTAGTTTACTAGTTAGTGGCCCGTCTTGTACTTTGATGCTGTAAAACTCCAAGTAATCGTCATAAGGTCCACTAGTAATACTGTATGCTCTGTTAGGTGTTTCAGGATCTAATGTACTAATCATAACGAACTCGCCCGCAGTAAATCTATAACTGCGAGGTCGTTCTGTGCGTATTCTAAAAAGTTTATCTGTATAATGCTGTACTTCAATAACTTGTAAGTTAGGCATTAATTGTCTCTGCCCACTGCTTGAAGTACTTCTTCAACTGCATTGAAACTGTCTTGTACATTAGCAAATTCATTTTTGTATGCAATTCTAATGGCTTTGTTTAGCACTGCTGGTTTCATATCCATTTCTTCTGCAATGGCTTTTACTGTGTCTCTGAGACCTTCTTTGAGTGTTTCTACTTCGCCTGTGACTTGAATGCCTTCACTTACAAGTTGTTTAAGTTTATTAATTTCGCTATCGCTAAAGCTGCGTATTGGCATACGTTTCTCCTTTTGTATTTGTTACATACTATATTAATTATTCAGGGTTGTCAATGGTTTTTAGATGTTCTTGGATAATTACATCATCACTGGGTAATTCGTCTTCTGTCCACAGTTGTGGATCGAACACTGCACTGGCTAGCCATAAAGCAACCAGTGTATAAAAAGTTACAATCAGTGCAATAGGAGCAACAATGACGCTGATCCACCAAGGTTTAGTTTGTAGCCAATGTATGAGTTTTTTAATTTTGTTCTTAACACCATCTAGCATATACTTGCCTATGCTCCATCTGAGCAAGCGCATTACTATTAGTATCGGGCTTGTGATTACGTCAAATAAAATTAGAGCCAAGTCTACAGCTAGATCTACAATGTGATCTATGTTTAGCCACTTCTTGAAACGTTCCCACCAGGTCACTTCTCCAACTCTTTTATGCGTTGTTCGAGCTCATCTATTTTTTGTGTAATTTTTGGATAGCGTTGGCGCCAAGCATCTTCTGGTTGTTGTAACCATGTCCAGCCCCAACGTTCAACAAGATAGTCCACGCATTTGTCTACTTTGCTGTAAAACCAAAGTCCAATGCGTGTGCTACTCATGTATGCAACAAATATAGCACCGAACGCACTGCCAGCCAGTGCAGTGTAAATCCAAAGCCTATCGCTAGCCATGCGTTCGATCATTTCCCACATACTATTCTGCTTTCCAAATAGTCCATGCACCGTATACAATACAGCCTAATCCGATTAGGTTAGTTGGTGCCAGTAAAATAGTAAGACCTGAAACTACAAGTACTACGCCGTCCCAAGTTGTTCTTTCAGTTAAACGTTTTTCAATCCATTTCATTATTTTATTCCCATTGCGGCAAGTGTAGCTTTACCAACAATACCATCTGGTACTAGTCCTCTGCTTTTTTGCCATGCTATTACGGCGGCTTCTGTACCTGGACCAAAGTCACCATCTGCACTAATACCAAGTGCTTTTTGTACTGCTTTTACAGTTTCGCCTTTGCTGCCTTTTTTCACTGTACTGTGTACAAAAGGTGGAGGTGTCCAATCACCGCCTAGCACTTCTAGTGCATGAGCGTAGTGTTTTTTACGATCCTCTAATCCGATTGTTCCGCCATTGATTCTTTTGGTCATTCCAACAACATCTTGTTTGTCAGCATATTTGTTTAGACCATTTGTTTTCCAAAACCAACATGCACTTTCTAGCGCACCTTTTTTGGTTTTGAGATACTTGATAGCTTGCTCTGCTGTGTATCCTAGTGTTTCACCGAACTTGGTGTAATTGTATCTTCCAGTAAGTTGGATAATACCTCTACCACGAAAGCGCCATCCGTCGCCACTTGCAGTATCACCGTTTTCCATTCTGTTTGCATACACTACGTTTGCAATCTTCTCAGGTTGTCTATGGTATTCATTTGCATCTCTGCCAGCTCTTACAAAGTACTTGGGAAATACAGCATTCAATCCTTTGGCACTGTAGTTCAAGTTTTCCTCTGTAACTTTAAAGTTATTACTTTCATGAGCGCACTGTGCTATAAAACCTGCAACCCTATTTACTGTATTGATTTCGTAGTAAGGCAATATTTCTTCCATTGCTTCAAACCACTCAAGGTACGCTTTATTGCCGTGCAATAGCTCTTGTACCATATCTTCAGTAAATTCAAATTCAAATGTACTCATCTTGTACTCCTATTTTATATAGGTATTTATTTTATTTTGCGGATTTCGTCTAATAAATTGCGGATATGTTTGAGTTGTGTAAGCATATTAATGCTGTTTTGTTCAACTTGCTTTTGTTTGTCCCACATTGTAACAACACGTTCAACAGCCCAATACCACCACAGTATAGCTAGGATAGTAAACACAATGATTACTGTACACAATACTACTTGATACCAAGTTTCGCTTCCTACTAACAAAGGCACTATTATAATTGCTAGTGCAGTCAGTGGTAATATTCTAGCTAGGCATAACCATACAGTTGCCCAGCGCCTTGTTTTTTCTTGTTGATTCACTTGACCCAGGCTCCTATTCGTCCGTGTACATCTGGGTCTTCTATATATTCATATCCCTCGGGTGGACATTCATTTTGTCCTTGCCATACAGGAATGTACTCTTGTCTATTGCCAGGAAAGTCTGGATTGTGTCTCAAGTGTACTTCTATTAGTTTACCGCCTATATACTCACAGTTTATCTTACTGTATTTAACTCGTATACTTCCTAGAAAAGCAGGCATTTTAATTTTTACATCATCAACTCTTACCCAACGATCCCAACGTGTAAATGTTTCTGGTGCCTTAAAGCCTTGTACAGCCAGGCACTGTTTACCCCAATCATAATCTATGCTTATGTGATCTCCATCAAACCACTCACACCAAAAGTGCCCCGGAGTTAAATGATTTGTTGAATCTTTGATGTAGTGTTTTTGTGCACCAATCCCTAAACCTAGTGCATTAACACAAGGACGCACCATGTAGTAGCCTTCTTTGGGCACAGGTGTTCCTACTGGCCCGCACATATATCCAAGATATCTTGATAGTATTAGTTTATCAAAAATCCAAAGATCTTCAGGATCAGTTGTTTGCCAAGCTATGTCTTCGTCGTCAAAAACCTTGTTCGACTCCACTATCTGCCCATTTCCAATTTGTTGCGTCAGTTTCTAACATAACTGCATTATCACATGTGCATTTGGTACAAACATCATTTATACATTTATCGCAATCTGGTTTATGGCAGTGACACTCGTGTCCACAGGTTTTACAGGTTGTGTTAAGTGTAAGTGTCATTGCTTCTCCTTTATGATTTGCGTGTTGTGTTGCTTACGTTTTTAGCTTTACCTCTGCGATTCTTATTCGGATCTTCTCTTCTCTTTTTACGTACAGCGGCAGCAATTGCTTTTTTGCCACCTTTAGCTCTTAAACTTGCAGCTCTACTTTTACTTAGACATTTAGGTTTGCCTTCACCTTTTTTAGCATCGCCACATTTACCAATACGTTCACCTTTGGTATTGTAACGGTCCCAGCCTCCACCGCCAGCACCGCCTTTTTTGCCTTTACCAAACCAAGCACGTAAATTTTCTTCAATACGTTCAACATTGTCCGCAGCATTAAGTTTATCCATCATTCGCTGAAACTGATTAGCATTCAATTTTTCACTTGATTGATAATTGCGATTTTTGATAAAAATTGCACGAAGTTCAACATACCATCCGTCTTCATCTGCTTGTTTTACTAGTTGATCTGGTGCTTCTGGTTTATATGCCATAACTGATAGTGAAATCATATCATATTTAGGATTATTTTTAACACTATAATCAATATAAATTGGATTATTATGAGTGCGTCCAGTGGATTTTGCATGATCAATGATATCTTCAACATTGTCATCTTTAACAAAATCATAATATGATTCTAATATGATGTCATTAACCAACATTACTTTTTACTCTTGTTGCCCCAGTTCTTAGCACCTACTTTGCGACACTTTACCAGTGCGCCACTTGCATATGCACTGGGCCATACTTTATAACGACTTTTAACTTTGTGATAGCAAGCATCTTTTTTGCCTGCGGCTTCATCAAATTGTTCTTCAGTTAAAGGTGTTGATTTAAGTTCATCTAGTCTCATTACTTTAGCCTATCATATATAATGTCTAAGATTTTTAAGAAACCATTTTTAGTTTCAATCTTATCCATAATTTTTTCTTGTGTCTCTGGTTTTTGTTGATCGAACACTTGCAAGAAAATATTAGCTGTGGTCATGTCTACTTTCATAGTACTGTCTTTGAACTTGACAGGTAGAGCACTTTTGTCTGCAACAATCTTTCTCATCATGCTTACATTTTCACTTACTTTCATTTTTCTATCCAGTTGTTCTTGAATGTTTGTTTTTGATAAAATGTCTAAAACTTGTTTAGCATTTACATTATGACCTTCTGCTAATAAGTCAATTACAAAATGTACTTGATTGTGTATTTTTGCCCAGCTGTCATAACTTTCATCTAGCATTGTACGTACATAGCTAGCAACTGCTTGATTGTCTGTAGCATTTTTCATGTTGATACTTTCTTTTAGTTTGTTAATATCAACTTGTTCGTACTTTTTACTTTTCTTCTTTTTCTTCTTGCCGTACTTGCCTTCATCTATTGCTAGGTGTGCATCAATACCTGCTGTGCTTTTTAGTCCCCAATGCGCTGCCGCTTTTTTAGCTGCCGCATATGAACTTTCAGCACGGCATTCGTGTTTACCTTTTTTAGCGTGTACACAGATGTAAGGCTTTTCTTCACCTTCGTTCATACCAGCATGCATTGCTGCCATGTGTGCTTTATATTTTGCTGTACCTTTTTTGTGTGGACTGTGTCCTTCTTCAATCCCAGGTTCGTGGAATGCACCACTTCTCATTGTACCACTTGAAACTAATTTACCGTCTGCATTGTATACTTCATATGGTTCGCCGTCCATTTCGTCAGCATACTCGTCAACTAGTTGCATTGCATCTTGTAGTGTATAGTCGTAATATTCAAACTTTTGATCTCCAACATATATTATCATGCCTTCTTCTTCTTGGGCTTCTTCACGCATTCCTTTGTCACGACGATTCATGATTTGTACTATTTCTTTTTCCAATTCGCTGTGATACTGTTTACTTTCCATATCACCGTGAGTAACACCCAAGTCGCTTAGTTCTCCTTTGAGATAGTCGTGTGCTTCTGCTCTAGCACGAAGTTCATCTACTCTGTTGTCTAGCATTTCATCAAAAATACTAAGAGCGTTTTCAATGAATCCTTCAACTGCTTGGTATTGATCATCACCGCCCCATTCGTTTACGCTTTCTGTTTTCCATTGACCAGTGTTAGGATCTCTGTATGCAGCTTTGTTTTTAGGACGCTTTTCGTATCCAGGAACATCTGAATAATAGTAGTCGCCGTCAGCATTTGATACTGTGCTATTTCTACCTGTTGCGTTTGATACTGTGCTATCTCCTCTATTAGATGCTATTGTATCGCCATGGATAGTTCTTGTTGTTGGCAACTTGCTCATATCATAGTCTGCATATTTGCCAGCACGGAAACCTTGAGGATCTTCATATTCTCCTGGTTCAGGCCAAGCTCTAGCACCCAGTGATAATGGCTTGCCACTACTATCTCTAAATGGATTATTTCTAGCTTTGTCTCTACCTAAGAATCTGTCCCACCAGTTGTATTCATCTTCTGAAAGTTTACCTTCACCCATTGCTTGACGCAGTGCAGCATCGATAGCTGCTCTCATTTCCACATCTTTTGGACGCAGTTTAGGACGAATGCTAGTTTTAGGTGCACCGCTTGTTTGTTTTGTCAACCCTCTGTTTTGAGGATGGCTTGGTTGATCCATGTGTCCTGCACGAGGATTAAATTCAAACTCGCTTAGTGCTTTTTCAAATATTCTGTTTAATCTTTTTCTTGCGTCCATTGTAATACTTTCGTTTGTTCCGTCTGCATTGAATATTGGTGCATCAGGATATTTTGCTCTTAGTGCTTCTCTACTGCCATACACTTTGGTTTCTTTACCACCAACTGTAGCAATAGCAAATTCTTTTTTACCTCTAGCACCTTTAACACCTACATTCGATGTAGTGCCTTTGTCATCTAAATATCTTTCTTGTTCAAAATCATCTGGACCAGGTTTGCCTTCGCCTTCCATGTCAGTTGCTCCATCATCTCCTGCAGGGTTTGGATCTTGTGCTGGTTTTGGATCCGGTGGGGTAATGTCGCCGTCGTCTGGACCTAACAAGTCGTCCATTGGATCTGGTAATTCACTGTACGGAGCAGGATCAGGTGTTGGATCTGGGATTGGCTGTCCTCCTGGACCAAAACTGCTTGGATCTCTAGGTGGTCTAGGATTACCAATGTCATCTTCATCTCTTGGCATAAACTCGTCACCTGTTCCGTATTGTCTATCTAAATCACGTAGTATGTCGTCTACGTTTGGTTTAATAGCTGGATCGCCTGGAGGTGGTAAATCTGGCTCAGGGGTAGGAGGAACATAAGTGTCGTCATATTGTCCTGCTTGTTGTGCTGCTCTTGCAATTGCATCAGTATACTGCGGCTCAGGTGTTGCAGGTGTAGGTGTAACAGGTGTTGTTTTAGGTGGCTGAGGCTGTGGAGGTCTGTTTGCTTCGTCTAGTGCTTTCCATTCATCGTATGTTAGATACATGTCTGTGTCTGGGTCATAGTATGCACCCTCTTTTGGATCATAGTAAACGGGCTTGCCGCTCTTTGTTTGAAACGGTCCTTCTAGTCCTTTGCGTGTTTGATATCTATCTCTGTCTATTGGAGGTAGTATTGTATATCCCTCTGTTTTTTTCTTACCCATAGCCTTTTTCCTAATAGTTGCATAGTAAACTGTTTCCCAATCTTTACCATACTGCTTTTTCATTGACGCTTTCATGCCACTGTCATCGTACTTGTCTTTAAGACGTTTTTCCTTGGACTTTTCACTCTTGGTCATTTTGCGTTCTTGCATATATTTACCTTTTATTCTTTTTACTTTCGAAGTTTTTGTATCTGTCTAAGTTCATTGGATCAGCTATGTCTAGTTTTTTAAACCCTGGTATTCTCTTAGGTTGGCGTGGTGAACTAGTTGGCTTAATAGGCTCATATTTGTAATCACCATATCCGCCTATTGCATCACGTTGATCAGGTGTTAGTGCTCTGATATTAGTAATTTCATCAACTTTTTTCTTTTCATTGACAGGTTTACGTGTATCTTGTACGCTGTCTCCAAAACTCTTGTACCTATCCAAGTTTAGAGGATCTTTAATAGTTAAAATAGGGAAGTCAGGTGCTTTAAGATCCTTTTTAATTTTCTTTTTGCCGCCTGGAACAATAGGCAGAGGAAGTTCCGTTTCAGCATCCTTGTCTGTAGAACGCTGTTGAGCAGGTGCAATCTTAGTTTGTGCCGTTGTAGTGGGCATTGTGTTCACTTGCTGAGCAGGAGTAATTCCGGTTTGCTTTGTAGTGTCAGTATCAAAATCAGCTTGTGTTACTGGAGTATCAGGAATTTCAACTGGTCCGCTATCTTGTTGTGTGTCTGAATCAATATCTTGTTGTGCTCTACGTCTAGCATCTAGTTCTGCTTGTCCGTCGCCTCTGCTACTGCCTTTAACAGTGTTGAATTGACGTTGTCCTGGATACTTTTTAGATAATTCATCGTTGGTACCATATACTTTACCTACTTGAACATTGCCTTCTTCGTCTCTTGCACCTGTTACAGGTACAACAACATAAGGTAGTCCTTCACGTCTTGCTTGTGGAATATTAACGTTTGTAGTATTATAGTCGCCTTTTTGATTACCAACCAAGCGTCTGTCAAGTTTAGAATCTGGAATTCCTCCGTCTGGAATATCTAAACCTGTAATTGGTGTTGGTATATCATTTGATTGTGCATCTTGTGCCGCTTGGTCTGCGGCTCTAATTCTCTGTTGAGCCTGTCTAAACAATTCTTGTTGACGCAGTTGTGCTTGTCTGCGTGTTTCTGCTTCTTGATCAGCTTTACGTCTTGCTACTTCTGCATCTCCATCACCTCTGCCTGTGCTTTGATCTCTTGCTGGAGCCTCTGGACGAGCTTGTGGTGTTGGCACTGGTGCAGCAGGACGTGGTTGCGGAACTGGCGGAGTTTCGCCTTTTGTATCTAAACGTGTTGTTAGATCGCCGTCTTTATCGTTTGCTTGAGCGGCTTGCTGTTGTGCTTCTGCATCTTCGATTGATTTTATTTGATCTTCAATCTGCTGACGTATTTCAGCTTCTCGACGTTCAGCTGCTAAATTTGCTTCTTCTTCAGCTCTACGTCTAATCTCGTCTCGTATATCTTGTTCATTGTCGTCAACAAGTTGATTTTGTGCTGCAATCTCTGCGGCTCTTTCTTCTGCGGCTGTTCTGATAGCTTCACGTTGTGCAGCCTCTTCTGCTTCTGCTTTTGCCGCTGCCGCAGCTTCTTTTGCTGCATCTCTGATACTGTTGCGTACTGCTAATTCTTCTGCTGCCGCATCACCAAATTCTTTACTTTGGTTAGCAAGATCTTCTGCTCGTTGTATAATCTGATCACGTATTTCAGATTCTTGTTCTGCTGCATTGTTATCAGATGCAATCTTTTTAGCAATGTTTTGAATTACTTCTCTGTTCGCTGTTTCTTCTTCAGCAGCATTCATTCGTTGAGCTTCTCTAGCAGCTTGATCCCTGATACTATCTCTAATAGCAAGTTCTTGTGCTTCTGCTTCACGTTCTGCGGCAATACGTTTTGCTTCATCTCTAACACTGTCACGCACTGAGCGTTCTTCAGCATCCGCAGCTTGATTGGCAATAATTTGTTGTGCAGCTTCACGTTCTGCTCTTCTAGCGTCTACTTCTAATTGTCCGTCGCCTCTGCCACTGCCAGTAGGTTCTCTTACTTCTGGCTCTGTACCTGTGTCATTTGGCGTACCATCATCCACTGGTAAATTGTCAATGCCGCCTGCATCAGCAGCATTTTGCGCACGTTGTTGTATTGCTCTCTGGAGTCCAGGATCAACAACACCTAATCCAAAATTATTGTCTGCTGTTTTAGGTTCTTGTGCTGGCGGTACTTGTGCCGCTGCAATGTTTGCAGGAGTAATTGCATATGTAGCACCGTTTAGTGTAACTTGTATATTACCATTTGGTAAATTTCTTACAAATTCTGCGGATCTTGTTTCGCCTGTTGCATTGCGATACTCAACTGCGTCACCTTCTTCATATTCAGGTAAGTTTTCAATTTGAGTCTGTACTTCTGGTCTAGTTGGATTTGTGTATTCAGGAGTATCTTCTGCACGTTCTGCTGCTATTGGCATTGTAGGAGTTGTTCTACCCAATGCTTGTGATGTTAGTTGTTGTTGCAGTTCTGTTGATACTGCACCTGTACTTCCTAATGATCCATCTTCTTTTACTGGTGCCCACATACGTCCTAAGAAACGATATTTTTCTCCACTAACTTCTATCTCAGTACCTGCTTTTGGTCTAGATGCTTGTGTTTGTGCAGGAAGTTGTGGAGGAGCTTCGTTTAATTCTTCTTTAGTAGCATCAATAACTTGTTGTGGATTTTGTCGATAACTTTCAATACCGCCTTCGCCAAAGATCTCTTGAGTAATACCTGGATAAGTTTTCTCCAAGTTGTTGACCATTGAGGCAACCGCCATTGGATCTAACTCTCCATCAGCAAGTCTTAGTCTAGTGTTGTATACAGTGTATCCTCTGGCTAGATCGCTGCCCATGTCTGGCTGAACTGGTGCAGCTTGAGTAGTCTCTTGTGCATCATCGTCACCTTCTAAATCCTGTGGAGTAATAGGTGTAATAGGTTCTTCGCCGGTATCGTTTGGTTCACCGTCATCTGTTCTTCTTTGGTCTGGAGTTGCTGGATCAGTCTGATTAATAAAGCCATCTGCTGTTGCAATACCACTTTGTAGTCTTGGTGTACCGTTACGGTTGTGTGTACGAGCATATTCTGCATCCCAGGCTTGTTGATCTTGTGCAAGGCCTTGTGTGATCTGATCAACTCTTTGTTTGTACGCAACGCCTTGTCCAATTTCTCCTCTAGCAATTTGCATTTGATTTTGGTAGTTTGTATCTGTTTCGTCTGGTCGTGGACGAGGAGCATTTTCTGGATCATCACCATAAGCTCGATCCCATACTAGTTGAGCTTGCTGTAAATTACGTTCTGCTGCGGTAGCAAAAGAAGCCAGTGCGTCTTGTGCGCTTTGTAATTCTCTGGCTAGTTCAGGCTGATTTTCTAGTGTTGGACGTTCAACAACAGGCTCTGCTACATTTCTAATTTCTTCTGGAACATTATCCCAATCACCATAACGTCTACTACTGCGTTCAATATCAGCTCTTGTCCAACGTTGCCCGATTCTATTACCGTCACTTTCTTGTGTGAAGTCAACATACCCACGGTTAACAAATTCAGCTTTTTGTGCAGCACTGAGGTCTGTCCAAGTTGGTGCTTCTAGATTGCTGCGATCAATAACTCTAAAGTCTAATTTGTAAACTTCTTCAAGTTCTCTCATAACTTGATTAAGTCTTCTTCTACCTTTAAAATCAAGTGTAGGGCCTTCTGTGTCAATTCCCAACAGGCTAGCAGCGTCTAATAGATCTGCTTCTGATGCAAATTCCACATTATATTTGTTTTCACTTGGATCGTAAGACATGTTGTCAATTACACTTAATAAATCCAATTTTCTAGCATTTTGAGAAATTATGTCTCTGCTTACTTCTGTGCCATCGTCGAGTTCCACTGTTAGTCCAGCTCTTACTCTCATGCGTTGGAATCTATTAAGTCTGTATTGACCATTTTCATCTTTTTGGTTTATATCAGTAATAAGACCTCTGTCTCTTATGGACTGTGCTAGTGCTAATCTTCCTTCATCGCTTAATATATTGTTCATAAGCAATTCAGGTTCTGTTCCTGCAAGATCAATGATAGTGTCTAAGTTTCCAGCATCTGCTCCGTAAAAAAACTGTCGCAGTTGTGCTCTTCTACTTTGCTGCTCTCTGTTGAGGCCTTGTATAGTATCAGTAGCTGTTACCATACCTGCTTCGCCTGTGCCGATTACTACTCCTTGGTAGTAAGCATTCACTGCATTTGCCCATTCACTGTTAAGATCACCTGCTTCGTTTACAAGTCCACGCTGTGTCCATACTTCTTGAAACGCTTCTTCAAAACCTTCTACTTGAGGTGAAACAACCCATCGCCCAACAGTGTTTCTAATTACACTTGGACTTAGAGGACTTAATTTGTTAAACAGTAATAGGTCTGCCGCTGTGTCTAGTGTGCCTGCACTTGCTGCAACTGCGGGCAGAACAGCATTGTATGTGTTGGTTAAAATAACTTGTTTAGCAAGATCATCTAACTGTCCTTGCTGTATTTCTGTTAATTCTGCTCCTGGAACAATTACTCCATCGTATTCTAGTTGTGCTCTAGCCAACTGTGTGGCAGCACTCCATTGATAGGTTTTTTGTAATTCACCACTTTCGTAGTTAGCATCAACTACATCGCTAATTTGTAATACCGCAGCACCACTGGCTTCAGCAGCGTTAAATGAAGCTAAAGCACCTGTTGCAGCGGCAAAGCCTACTGGGCCGCCCACGGCAGTACCAGCTGCCATAACACCTATATCTAACATAGTGCTGGGTAATTCTGTTGCAAACATAGCACCAAACCCAGCCCAACTCATTTGACTTCTTGTGTCGCCCATGCCAGGAACAAGGCCTAATAGATCTCCATAGTCAGTGACAGCGGTAGCCATCATAGTACCTTGATCTCTGAAGTCTAAATCTGTATTTGAATCTAGCCATTCTGCTGCATCATCTAAGAATGTTTGTCTAGCAACTCCAGTGACTGGTTTACCGCTTCCGCCTACTAGATTCCAAAGTCCGTCTACACCTGAAGCAACACCTCTTGTAATGTTTGCGCCTAATTCAAAAGTACCGCTAGCTAGTCTCCAAGCAAAATCTTCTACATACCAGTTGTCGTTGTAAGGTCTAATGTCTCCATTTGCATCTTGTATAAGACCTGGCATCTTTCCGCCTGCGACCCAAGCATTGTAACCTCTTGCTAAGTCAGGGTGTATACTGCCTGATTCTACTTGATTGTTAGCATCAGGTTCGCCTATACCAAATTGTCTTTTTTCATAAAAATTCGGAGGTACAACCATCACTCCTGTGTCAGGATCTTCTATTAATGGATATGGCTGACCTGTCATATCATACAAATCAGCCATACTCATTTGAATAAGTTGACGTCCACTTCTAGAAGTATCTTCTACTAAAGTACTAGCAAATAGTTCTGTTAGGCGCATTTATCATTCCTTTACATCTCGTCTGGCATATCGTCCACCACTACTGGTGGTTCAACTGGGTATTCGTTGACTGCCAAATACTCCATGTAATGTTTTACTGCGCTAAGATAATCTGCTGCTTTTGTAAGTTTTGCTTGCACCCAAGGTTCTAAGTTATCTGTATCTCCAATCATGCCGTGTAGTTCAATAGCGTACTTGCTCATTTTGTACAGTTGACTTTTAGCCATCCATCCATCTTCGTCTGTGCTATCTAATACACCTTCCATGATTTCACTGGTGTAGAGTACTGGCTCTACACCTTCTTTTAATTCTGGATTGTGTTTTTTCATCCAAAGTTTAGCTAGGTCAATGTCTTCGAACACTTTGCGTTCTACTCCATTGATGTCTAGCACTTTGTATGTGTTGCCTTCTTTTACCACACGTGGCTTGGCAACTTCTTTTACTGTGCTTATTTTGTCCAATCTCATGGTTGTCTCCGGATTATTTTATCTGACACTTGATCATTCAACTGTTGCTCGTCAGCATCAGCTTTTGTTTTTTTACTAGCAAAGATTGAATCTTTGCGTCTACGCATTTTACCCAAGGGTTTTGCTATACTAGCAAAACCACCTGCTGTAGTTGTTTCTCTTATGATCTCGTGTACCTTCATACACTTATTTATGCTATTATTTTTTTCTGCCGGCTTTCATATTGGCACACCAGTGATACATTTTAGCTTTCTCACCTGAGCTATTTTTTGCTTTACGTCTTAGTTCAGTAACGCTACCGTCACAACTAGCACCTGCACGTTTTACACGCCCTGGTCTGCTTTTGCCTTTTACTTTACCGTCAGCAAAGTTTTCAAACAATTGTCTACCAAATAGTGTCAGGTAAACATCTTCTAATTCACGTCCGTTCATGTTTTTTACTTGTTGTGATAACATTTGTGTATAGTAACCTAAATCGTGTCTTAGATTACCGTCAGTTTCTTTGTGCTTTCTCTTTAGTATTTTGTGCAAATATTCTGCTGCTTTGATATACCTATCAGCTTGAAAAGCAAAGTTAAGTTTACGACCTATATATCCTACAGGATTTTCTTCCTCTACTTTACTCTCTACAGGAAACTCTTGATTGGGCGTTCTAAAACCTTTTTTGCGCATGATAGTTTTAGCTATCAAATCTAATTCTTGATTCTTTTCATCCCAACGTAGCGCAAATGGTAGGTTAATATCTGTTTGCAAATCTTTCATTACTGCTTCTTGCCCTGGTCCCATCTGAGCAATAGGCTTACCCCATCTCTTGTATTCTTGTTTGAATAAACGTGTTAGTTCACTCATTGTGATTGGTTTTTGATTTCGAATGTCATTTACACGATCTAAAAAGTGTCTTGTAAATTCCACATCAATACCAACTTTGCCAAACAGTTTGTCTGCAAATGTTTCCAATTGCTGTAAGTCAATTGTGGTAATATCTTCTTTGGTCAACTGTCTTGCTACTGCTTTGGCTTTTTCACCTTCTGGATGATTAGGATTGATACTTACAACTTCACCATTCATTAGTTCACTTATATTAGCTGCTTTTCCAATTTCGTCAAGTATTATATGCAAACGATCTGTAGGATCATAACCATTTGTTTCGTATCCTAATTTTCCTCTAACTTCTGTTCTTGCACCGGTTCGATTGTCTTTTACATGCAGTACAAGCATGTCTGCATCATAGTCACGCTCTAATTGTAGCAAATAACTTTCACTTTTGTTTTTGCCTTCTCTGAGTAAAGGAAGATCAAACCACAATTTAAACCACCCCGGGTCACCTGGTTTTAACCCTAGTTTCTTTTCTTTATCTTTGAGTGCTTGTGCAGTGTGACTGATGTTCTCTGCTAAACCTAAGTTAAACAATTTGTTTGGTGTACTGTTTTTTGCCGCATTAGCATGCAAAGGTTGTGGCTTTCCACCTTTGTTCATGGGAAACAGTTTAGCAGCCTGACGTTCTGTCTCACCGGGCTTGACATCCACAGTTGTATTGTACTTGTCTATTATGCCAACACCTGCAACTTCATCTATTTTCATCTTGTCACCATTGTTAATAGTTGTAGTATAGCATCACTGTTGATAGTTTGTCTGCCACTGGTCAAACTTTGCACACCACGACGCATTTTGTCTGCATCTTCGGGAGTGATGTACTGTCTACTTTCAAATTCTTGTATATTGTCAAATATTTTGTTAACATCGACTGGCAATGGTTCTTGTTCAGCTTCTTGTTGTATGTTACGACTGCGAGCTCCGCCCTTGGCACGTATTGCTTGTAGGTCATCCAATGCTTGTATAAGTGCAGCAATTTTAGTTGGTAATACTCGATTGCGATTTAGTTCATAATCTGCATTTCTAAAGCCTTGTGTGCTTTGTTGCATTTGTTTGAGCATGTTAGTAGTTTGATCAATCACATTCTTCATCAACGTGTCGATGTTCATAGTGCCATAGCCTGGCACTGCAACTGTGCTTTTCATTGGCTCATCTCTGTTGAAGTCAGTAAGTTCTTCGTTGGCTTTTTTACGTCCAGCACAATGGGCTTTTTGACTGAAACCTCGTGGGTTGTCACAGTCAATACTACGCTTGTATTTCTCGCTCCACTTTTCGTTTATTTGATCAATCTTCATGTTCTTCTATTTCCACTACCAGGTTGCTGTCTCCAACCATTATTCTATGATACGTTTCTTTGGGTATGTGGAGGACATCACCTTGTTGTAATTTTTGTGGCAATTGGTTGTCCATTTGAAATCTCCAACCTGTGCCCTCCAATACTTTAACTGTTCTTGTTTGCCTGTCTCTGTGCCAAACTAACTCTTCTCCGTCTACAGAACTTTCAAAAGTTCTGGTTCTTTTCCTACCCTGTACAATTTCTGTGTAAGGAGTTACCACCATTGGCCTCCTTTAACGCCTAAACTTTTATAACGTGGAGTTCTGCAACTCCAGTATCTTGCAGTTGTTTTATCATTTGCCTGTTTACATTTGTGTCTTGCTACAAAACTTTTGACTCTACCTGGGTCTTTGGCCTTTACACTTAGTCCAGTTGTGTCTCCCCAACTGATCTTTTTTACTCTGCCTGTTTTTGGATTCTTTACATATACATAAAACTTTTTGCTGCCGCCTCTTTTAGGTGAATTGAGTTTTACTTTTTTGCCATTGTATTCTGCTTCATCCATCTGGTCTTCTTCATCACTACTATGACCTAAATGCTTGTGTACGAGTTTATCTAGTTCTTTGTGAAATTCGTCAACTTCTTCGTCACTCATATCTTCCATAAATGGAACATCTAGTGGAACGACTTCATCGTTTAAACGCACTAATTCGCCAATATCTGTTCCAAGGAGTTCTTCATCTTCCCAATCCAACTCCAGCAAACCTTGACTGTACATGTCTCTAACTGTGCGATAAAATTCTCTGAACGCAGTGCTTCCTGGACGGAAAATACATTCTCTAAACGGTACACCTCTAGCTACATGTTCTTCAATAGCCTGTTGTACCGGAGTCTTTGTTTCGATAAATTCATTAATCTTCATAAGAACACCCTTGGTAATACTTTCTTACGAGTATTTATCCAAGGGTGCTAGTTATTGTTCCACTATTATAGAACGTCGATTATGACACTTTCATTTAGTACAGCGCCTGTTCTGTTCCAAGCAACTTTGTCGCCTGAACTGAATTGTGCGCCTGTGTTAGGTTCAACTGTGCATGTTCTGCCAGAAATTTTACTAACGTAGTAAGTGCCTGCTGCACTGTCTGTTACGTTAATGTTCATTGTACCAATACCTGTTGTAGCACCTGCTACAAGAGAGCATACCGCAGTACCTGCGGCTGTGGTAACTTCAAAACGCTTGCTACCTCTTTGTCTTACAATGTATCCAGCTACACCAGCAACACCGTCTACGTCTGCTGTTACACTGATTTGGCTTCCAGCATCTGCTGTATCACCTAGGTTTCTTTTGTTTAGTGGTCTTCCCATTTGATTTCTCCTTTATAGAAGTCCTATCCGGGTTCTAGCCGGTACGGGGATGGAACCCCATAAACCCTTATTGGGCAAATGTATTTAGTGCTGATTGTGCGCCAATTGAAGATATTGTCTGTAAAGTTGTGCGCTAGCCAAGTTCTTGTGTTTGGCTTCTACCATGATATCAAAGTCATCCCAAAAACTCAATGCCCAGTTGTTACAGGCACGGTTCCAGCACATATCACTGTGTGCCCTTAGTTTGGCTTTTTTGTATCCTTGCTGTAAGAGATCTTCCATGGACGGCCTTGTGTCGTGTCTATGTTCTGTGATATAAGTTTCCTTAGATATACTATAATGCATACTAGGACGAACACCACGCCAGCTATCACGAATTCTCTTAACCCTGTCATCATCAGGTTCAATATATTCTCCAGTTTTAACCCAATGGTGATGTATGTCAATCACCAATGCTACATGTTTTTCAAGCTCTAGGCTTGCGTCGAGTCCCCAGGAGTTTTCGTCGTTTTCGATAGTAATACAGTTTCGTGCTTCTGGAGACAATCTTGGAAGGATGTCTTTGATACCTTGCGGACCTTGTCTACCTGAGATGTGGACGTTACATTTGAAGTCTTGCCAGTTTTGACCGTAACCCATGTACCTGATGATATCCGCATGATATTCAAACTCCTCTATACTTCTATTTACAATATCAGGGTTATCACTTGCAAGAACAGTGAACTGGCCAGGATGCATAGACATGCGAACATCAAGGCTACGTGCAGTTTCACCCACTCGTTTGTATAATGTTTCTGCTCGCTGCTGGACATCTGGTTTACGCCAGAAATAACTCCAATCATGCTGAGTATAAGCAGGCAGCTGATTAGATCCAAGACGGACCATTCTGAGAGCATCGGGTAATCCTCCTACATATTCTACAAGACGCAGTGCAGCCGCACCGTTGTGTTCCATAATATCCCACAGTCGTTGTTCTGCTACTTCTCTTGTTTGATTGTTAAGCCATGTAATAGTTGTGGCTTTTTCGTTCAACGGACGCTGTAGTTCTTCTAGTATCTTCTTAGGCTGATTTTGATCAGGGTGCATATACTTGCATGCAAATCCAATACGCCGTGTTTCTTGTGACTTCAAGAAATCTCCTGCAGTAGTAAATTTAAGATCATTCATAGATATACGCTCCGCCGTATAATTTCACTTTATACACTATAGCGTAAATTATTCAAGATGTCAAGAAAATTTACTGATGTTTAAACTGTAGTAGTCTAGTAATTTTTTGTCGTTTATTTTAGGAACATTTCTATAATTTGTTGGAAGATCATCGTACGGTCTCATAGCAGGGTGAGTCTTTTGACTTTCACTCATGTTCAGACCGTAACGATAACCTTTACTCATCATTTCTTGTATCCATTCATTGTGTGCTTGTCTTGCATATGATTTTTGTAATACATCTCTAGCACCTTCATCCATAATAACTTCATTTTCAAATGGATGACCAAAGTCTGCATCTGCACGATAAACATTGCTAGTTTCTATTTCAAAGTCGTGTTCTGTGACACGCATATATCCTTCAACGATACGCTCTGCTTCTTGTACAGTAAGATGTCTTGTTAGTGGCATGATGTAAAGATAATCATCCTTTTGAGTAGCTAAAAGAAAGTTACTACTGTCGTCATCTTGTGTTACTACACCTTCTGGTGCTAGCATTACTACTGTTAGAAACCAACGCTGAATTTCTTCAGAATTGAGTATTTTTGCTGTTCGTTGTTGAATATAGAAATCTTGCATTACATTCTTCTTACTGGTGGCGGTAAATCATCGTCTGCCGCTACTACTTCTGTTCTGTTTATATTTACCCTTGTTGTAGTTTCGCTTGTTGGCATTGCGCCAGTTTGCTGTGCTACAGGTACATGTTTAGTGCTTGTACTGTTAACATACAGTCCAAACCATGCTGCGCCTGCACCTACAACAACACTTACTAGTCCTGCTTGTGCATTGTTTGGTTCCGCTAGTGCCATAAACCACGTACACACTTCATATAACAAATATATGTACATACTAATAAAGGCTCGCGGAAACAGTCTCCATCTACTAAAGTACTCAGGTGCCATCCACCAGAATCCATTTTTATCCATGGTTTCTCTCCTCTGCTCTCTAGTAGTATTTATTCATAATGAGAGGATGCACTGCGAACAGCACACCCTCATCTGGGGGGAACCTCAGAAAGTAAAATCTGTTACAGTTGCTCCGCTAGCATTATAGCCATTTGTTCCAACACTAGCACCTAAGTTTTGAATTGCAGTTTGTAAACTTGCACTATCCCAGCCACTATTTTGTAACATAACACGGAAACCACCTGCGCCATCTTCAACTCCTACTGCTAATACTGTACACTTTTCGTGTAACAATTCCATGATAGCTTCCATAGCTTCTCCTGGATTTGTTTCAGTAGCAAGAGTTGCTCCACCATCAATTGTAAAGATAGTAATATCTTCTGCAATACCATTGAAGTGTCCAAAATCAACAGTGTTGCTTGCGTTACGTGTAATAGGCATGGAATTTCTCCTTTAATTATCTACGTGTATTTAGTCAAAAAAAAGCAGTGCCTAAACACTGCTTTTTCTCTTAAAGATATGAGTAAAACTTACTCTTCAAAAGTGCAAACTGCTGTTGTTGCTTCTGCACCTGTTGGGTTAGCAACTGTTCCGCCACCTTGGATAGCAAAGTGCATTGTACCACCGTGTGCTCCGTCGATACCTGCAATTGTGTGTCCTGCTGCACCTAGTGCTGCAATGAATGCATCTAGAGCTGCTTGGTCAGCTGGTGCTGCACTAATGATTTGTGTGTCTGAGCCTAGACCGTTTCCTGCACGACCCGCTGCGTTACTTGTTAAAGCCATAATAACTTCTCCTATTGTTTCTCTCGCTCACATCAATTTGTGAACTTATACATTTATTTATCAACTTTGTGTCACTTCAGTGACTTTTACCATCGCACACCAGCGTAGTGTTTCGCCAGTGCCGCCTTTTACTCTAATACTGATAGCATCATTTGTATCGTCTGCTACTACATCAGCATCGTAATTATCTTGACTGCCTGCATACACAGTTTCTTTTTGATCGTTAATAGCTATTGTGCTAGCACCAGCACCCATGTCTATAGCACCTTTGATTTTAAATGCTGCATAGTCTGGTGTAGTGTTGTTGCGAGCTACAATGTCTGCTTCATAAAAGTATGTTGTGTAGTCTTGACAGCTTATTCTTGTGTTGGCTGCATCTCTAAACAGTTCTGTAAATGTGTTGTTTGTTGTTACACCATACAGTACATAGCTGGTAACTTTTACAGGATTAAGACCCTCGTCGCTTTCAATAGTAAGACTGTTTTCAATATTGACATTTACATCTGTTAGTGTCATAACAGGACCAGTTGTGAAGTCATTGATGCCTGTTAAACTGCCACCTCCACCGCCCCCGGTGTTGAGTACTAGTCCGCCGGGTGTAACACCATCACTCAATCTAAATGTTCTTGTAGCAACATCAAAAAACAAACGATCTTTA